TATTTAAACTGGACAGAGCTACCGGATGTTCCTTATTCCTTTCAGCAAAAGCCAGAATCTATTTTTATTCCACCGGACGAATCAAATAATATAATTCGTCTAAGTTTCAGGCTGAGAGGGGGTGATCCACCAACGTCTGGAAGAATTCTTTTCTTTATAAAACACAGGTTAATATGGCAGTAGCAGGCGGAATGATACCTACAGGCGAATATGGAACTACATTGAATAATCCAATGTATGATTCAGGTCGTCAAAAGACAGTATCGGTACATCAAACATTCGGGCAGGATTTAGCCGCAGAAGTTGGTAAAGATTTAGTTGTACCTGAAGGCTGGGGGTGTGTAGTCATTGGCTTTGGTGATGACCCATCACAAATGGGGCCAGTCACAGTAACTCATAACGATTGGGTTTTACGTTTCCCAAGAAATTCCAGGCGAGCAATTCCTGCTGGGCATTTCGATATTCTGATGAATTGTGTAGAGAGACGTTACATACAGTCAAGTGAAGGTGCAGCTCTTACAGGATATGATGCTAATAGATACAATGTTCAGGTACTTAAGTGGCCTGAAGGATCTAGTATTGATCGTGAGCATGTAGAAGCTGACATGGAAGAGGTCAACGTAGCATGATTGAATTACTCGATATTAGATCACGAGTAGTCAATATCCTACAAGATTCTGGTTATGTAAGATGGACAAAGACTGAGCTGAATAATTATATTCACGATTCTTTACTTGATCTTATAAGGGCAATCCGTTTGCCTATAGTGGATTCTAATGTAGATATTAGTGCTACTAATTATCTGATCCCATTACCTACGGCTTTAATGGACGTTAATGGTGGATCTATATCGGGTCGTGAATTACCTGTTGTTACTACATCTGAGATGAAGAGATTACATTCAGAGGGGAACCTTCCTCTGGTAATCAAGGATGGTGAGCATTCAATTACTCAGATATATGGTGGTAATGTATGGTCTTCTGGTATTGAAAATTGGAAGGAGACAACAGGTAAAACACTTGCTTTAGTTTTAGACCAGAGATCTTCTGAGATAGTTAGGGTCTGGCCTATACCTACCGAAGATGCAACACTTGTTCTATCTGGCACAGCAAGACCAGTAAGGATGAGTGATGAAGTTCCTTATTATTATACAGATGCTACTAATCCAGATAGCCCTATTGATAGAAAGATAACAAGCCCTCTCAATGGATGGGTTACAGGGGATACTCTCTATGACGATGCTACTCCTTTCTCACAATCACTTACATTAAATGAAACTGATCAGACAATATCTATAGGTGTAGATAACACTTTTACTTTATCTTCAGTTAATTACCAAACTACTTGCCCTATAGATGCAGTATGGGTTGATGCTTTAACATTTGGTGCATTAGAAAGAGCCTACCTGAAAGAACATGATTTACGTAATGTAGAGAAAAGTGAATATTTCAAGAACAAGAAGCTGGCAATGATTGCAGATGCAGACAGGGTTGAGCCTCTTAATCCAGCTAGTATAACAGGTGGCATTAATTTTAACAGATTAGTAGTGAGGAGATAATGGGAATAGCAATTAAATTAAGGAAAGGCACAGAAGCAGAACATGCTAATTTTGGAGGAGAAGCAGCAGAGCTAACAGTACAGACTGCTACAGGTGCTCCTTGGAGTCTTCGTGTCCATGATGGCAGTAATGCATCAGGTTATCTTATACCTACTGCTACTCAAGTAGCTACTCTTGAAAACAAAACATTAAAGAATGTAGTTCTTGAGGGAACAATTAAAGATACTTCAGGTAATCTTCTTGCCACTGTGGCAGGAGGTAAGCTGGTACTAGGTCAGGGAACCATGACTTTGGATCAGCCTGCAATTATAGATCAAGGTGACACTAAAGACATAGAAGCAATGATTGCACGAGTTTCAAGAAAAACCCAAATGATACTAGGAGATTAAAATGGCAGAAAGATACAGGAGATATGCAGTGAATGTCCCAGCTACTACTGAGACAACTGTATTTACAGCACCAAATGATGGTGCATCACCAGCAGGAGCAGCAGAGTCAGTTATAATAGGGTTCTTTGTTGCTGCTACTACAGCAAATGCAGGTACATTAACTGTTAGCTTAACATCTTATTACGATCAGACAGTAGTTAAGTTAGCAGATACTATACCTCTACCAGCAGATACCTCAGTGGATATCATGCCAGGTAAAATGATTATGCAACACGGACTAAATAATGCGGGTTCTCCTGTATTAGTAGGTGATGTTATTAAAGTAACTTCAACACAAGCATGTTCTGTTATCTTATCAATGGTTGAAAGAGTATGAAAGCTTCAAGCGGTAGTAAATCCCCAGTATATATTGGTGCAGGTAATACTGATTTTACAGTTGAAGAAGCAATAAGTATTGTTGCTGAAAAACCTGTAATAGAAAACCACGAGACTACCTGCCAGAGGTATGCACAGTTATCGGGTTCAACAGTAACCAATGCAAATACGGGTTACGACACTAATTTATATTCAGCATTTGAATATGCACAGGGTACAACCTCTAATACAGGGGGTTCTGCAAGAGATTTTGCTGTAAAGATTAATGGTGCAGTTAGTGGTGATACTGCGAATCACTCAGCAAAAGCATGGGCGATAGGTGGTACAGGAGTAACTAGTACAGCTAATAAGGGTTCGGCAAAAGAATGGGCGAATACTACTGGTGCAAAGGTAGATGGTAACTCTGGTGACTATTCTGCAAAAGAACATGCTGTTGGTACTGTTGTAACAGGAGGATCAGCTAAACAATGGGCTACAAAAACAGGCTCTACAGTAGATAGTACTGAGTATTCTGCTAAGGAGTATACCCAAGGAACAGATATACACTCAGGATCAGCTAAACAATGGGCTTTAGGTGGTGGTGCAGGATTCAATTCAAATACAGAAGTAGAAGGTGGTAATTTCTCTGCTAAGAAATATTCTGAAAATTCTGCAACTTCAGCTTCAGAGGCTGCTACCTCAGCTACTGCTGCAGCAACCTCAGCAACTGCTGCTGAAACAGCACACACTGCAATGAATACTATCTTTGATAACTTCGATGATAGGTTTCTTGGCACGAAGGGAACAGACCCTACTACAGATAATGATGGTGATACAATTTCAGTTGGAGCTTGTTATTACAATAATACTGATGGAGTAATTAAGTTTTATGATGGATCAGGATGGGAAAGTGCTGAAGGATCTGCTGCTGCTTCCGCTACTCTTGCTGGAGAACATAGAGCTGCCTGTGGATCTTTGCTTACTACTGTTCAGCAGTATTCATCTATGACAGAACTCAATAAAAATATTGCTTTTTCTAGTGCTAACGATGCTCTCGTCAGCAAGCAGCAAGCAGGTTGGTCTGAAACTGCTGCTGGTAATTCTGCAACTAGTGCTTCTTCCTCTGCCACTGCTGCTGCTGCTTCAGAAGCTGCTGCTGCTGCGAGCTTAGATGCATTTGATGACAGGTTCCTTGGAGTTAAAACATCAGATCCAACATTAGATAATGATGGGGATGCTCTTCTTGATGGTTGTTTATATTGGAATACAACTAATAATGACTTAAGAGTATATGATTTAGGCAATACAAGTTGGACTTCTATACTACCTTCAGCTACTTTACTGGCACAAATATCTATACTAACAGAAAAGTATGATGGATCAACTACAGCTACAAGTGGTACTAACACAAATATAGCACAGGTTGATAAAGTTGCAGATGATATTGCTGATGTTAATTCATGTGCAAATAACATGACAGCAATCACTACAGCAACTACAGCACCATTGCCAACAAATATGGCTACATGTGCTGGAATTGCAGCAAATATTAATACTGTAGCAGGTAAGGATACAGAGATTGGCAGGCTAGGAACAAGTGCAATGGCTACTGCTTCTACTGGGCACTTAGCTTTACTCGGTACAGATGCAATGGCTAACGCAACTACAGGCAAGTTAAAGGTAGTTGCAGATAATTTAACTACAATTAATTCATTCCATGACAGATATAGAGTAGCAAGCTCAGCACCTTCCTCAAGTAATGATGAAGGAGATTTATATTACGATACAACTAGCAATATGTTGAAATATTATAATGGGACAACTTGGGATAATTTAGGTGTAACATTAGCTCAAGTTCAAACAGAGGCTAACAATGCGAGTGTTGCCATGTCCATTGCGTTGGGCTGATCTAACTGATATTAAAGGGAAACTATGGCTAATACATTTTTAAGGAAAACATCTAAGGCAGTAGGGGTTGCAGCTAGTGATTCTACATGGTGGCAAGTTGGAGCTAGCACTGCTGGAGCATCACAATCTGGGGCATATGCTGTCACAGGCTCTGGGAAGACTACCACAGTCATAGGTTTTTCCCTGACTAACGTAACAAGTAGTGCAGTTGAGGTTGATGTTGCATTATCAACTACAATGGCTAATGTAACTAATGATATTTCCCTGGCATCTTCAGTCCCGATACCTGCGGGTTCGGTTTTGGTTCTGGTTGGAGGGGATCAAAAGCTCAACATGGTTGAGAATGACCTTATAAAGGTTAAGAGTAGCGTTGCTGGTTCAGTTGACGTTTGCATGTCTGTACTTGAGATAACATAACATGGGATATATAGGAAGAGGACAACCAGATAGAGTACTAACTTCTGCTGATATAGGAGAAGGGGCAGTTACACTTGCCGACATATCGTTCACTGATCAGCCTGCTAATGTAAATATCACAGGTGATTATCCTAAGCAGACGATGAGGTTGTGTGATAATGCCACTGTTACAGGTGATGTAACAATAAGTGATGGGCTTATCTTGGCGAAGCTTGCAAGTGATGGTGATTCAGTAACTCTTACAAGTGATGGTACTAACAGGACAATATCTGGCACTGGGCTGATTGAAGCTAATACTATTGCTCAGTCACCTAACCAAAGTCTCACAGGGATGACAGGCACGATTGGGAGTGGTGTTACAAACAATGCTGGAGTTGCTTCAGGAGATATTACGACTACTGGTACATTTACTTCAGTTGGGATTGACGATAATGCTACCGCAACAGCAATGACTATTAACTCGTCAGGGAATATTCTTATTGGGACAACATTAAATAATAATGGTGCAGGAGGCCAACCAAATATAATTAATGCTATTGGAAGTTCAGATGGTGGTAATGCATTAGGAATTTGGAATGATGGTAATTCAGCTAATTATTATGGGCTGATGATACGTTGTGGTACTGATTCGGGATCAGGCACTAACTATGCTATGGGCTTTGAGGATGGTGATGGAACAGATCAGGGATATGTTACATTTACTTCTGGAACAGTTTCATATGGGGCATTTACTGCTTCACATGATGCGGAACTTCCTGAAGAAGATAATGAAAATGGCTATCCTTATGGGACTTTAGTTGATACAACTGACATTTTTTATAAACAAAAAGATGGAATTAATACTGAAAGAGGGATTCAATACAAAGCACAAAAAACATCTTCTGCATATTCTAAAGCTGTTTTGGGTTCTTATTGTGGGAAACATTCTAAACCAAAGTATCTTAATTTGCATCAGATCAACATATTAGGTGATGGTCATATCCTTTGCAATGGAGAAAAAGGGAACATCTCTATTGGTGATGGGATTTGTACTTCTTCAACAGCAGGAGTGGGAATGAAAGCAGATAAAATGGCAATGATAATTGGAATTGCACAAGAAAATGTGACTTTTAGTGGGAGTGAAACAAAGCTAGTAGCAGTTCAATATGGATTACAACAATTTACTCCTTGGAGTGATTAAAGGAAAATATGCCAGACCTAATCATTAAGCCAGCAGACACAAGTGGCAACAAAATTAAAATACAAACGTATAGCGGTACTACTGTTCTTGA